CATCTGCATTCCACCCGGCTCAAATATCTGGATTGGTTTGCCAGTATTTGGGTCTTTCATGTTATAGAACAATTGTTCTAGGGTGTTGATGGATGCCCAGTTGGACAGTGCATAGCTGTCAACCTGGTTGATGAAACCATAGTCGAGGCCAGACTGACCGCCCGATGCACTGTAGGTGGACAGGGAAACTTCGCCACCCGAAGCCTTGCCATAGACATAGCTACCGCTGATGCCCATGACGGTCTTCAGGATGCGTTCTTCCTTGGCCAGACCGCAGTAGGTGCCAACCGATTCAGCGGACGCAAGAGCCTGTGAGGTCTTGTCAGCGTAAATCATTTCGGCGGTTACTGCACAGATACGACCCACCTTCTCAATCGCTGGCAACTTGATGTAGTTACCAACAAATCGAGTTTCAGGATAAGGCATACCCTGTTCAACGGTTTCAGAACCGCTGGTGGTGTCGGACAACCAAGGAATCAGTTCCTGACTCAGGTTCTGACCGGCAGGAATCGTGTTTACAAGGCTGTCGCCAATGAAGTTGGCGAGCTTGAACTTTTCCTTGACGGTGGTGATCAGAATCTGGCCGGTGATTGCTGCGAAGTTGGACGCATCAACCGCTTCGGTGGATTCCATGAACATTCGTTCTGGGCCATTGAAGCGATGCATGGTTTCGGCCCATTGTTCGCCAATGATGCCTTCGGCCAGACCACGAATGGAAAGCCTGTTGGGTTGAATATCGCCCTTGGCGATTGCCTCGGAAAGATATTCACGAGTTTTGGCAACACCGTTCTGCTTGCCAAACTCCTTCAGTTTAAGACCTAAACTCTTCATGTTCATTCTCCTTAATGAAAGAGGTTAGCGAGCCACAGCGTTCAAGGTGGACAACAACTGGAACTTGACTGTGCCGGTTCCAGAGAGAGCTTCGACTACGCTGCCGATAGCTAAATCTTTGGTCGCAACCTTCACCAGAGACTGGGGAAGAAGTGCGTTTCCAGAATTCGAGGGGCCAACAAAGTCGCCCACAACGAGTGCGGTTCCGGTGTAAGTACCTTGGTAGATACCGGAGCAATCGATGCGGATTTCGTTGTCGTTGCTGTTTCCATAAACTTTGGCGATGTCTGCCCTTTTCAACTGGCCGGACACTCCGAGGAATGCAGCAGCAAAGTTTTCTTGGGTGGTCGCCAGATTGGTGTCCCAAGTGAAGTCCGCTGCGGAAACAGCGTTTCCACTTACGATAGCCACTAGGTCACCAACCTGAATCGCTTTTGCAGTGGCAACAGGAGCCACCACAGGATTGGTCGTGCCGTAGTTGTAAGTAATTGCCATGGTTCTTATCTCCTTATGATGGCTTTACTTTCCGAGGACAGATTCAACAAACTGCTTGTAATTCGGTTCGCCTCGAATTTCAACCGAACTAACAGGTTTCACGCTGTTTCGTGCAAGGGCCACTTTCTTGCGATCTTCAATCGCCTCGGCCCAAAGTTCTTCGCCGATAGCACAAAGCTGGCGAATAAAAACCGGAGTCGCCTCCAGCTTGTGTTCCGTCAACAAAGAGTTGATCTTTTCTTCATTTTCCTTGTGGTGCTTGTAAGCACGAAGTTCAGCCAGTTCCTTCTGGATATCGTTGACCGATTCCATCTTTTCTTCTGGCTCATCCGCTGGATCAGCATCATCAGCCTTCTTGGCTTGTGCAGGAACGCCGGAGTCCTTGCCGGAGTTTGCCACATCGGTGGTTTCGCTCATGCCGTTTTTGAGGCCGAGCATTTCCAGAACCTTACCGCATTTTTCTTCATTTGTTTGTTCGCCGTTGACAACAGACATGAGTTTATGGAACAGTTCCATATCCGGTTCGGCAGCAGACGATGAATCCTGACTAGCTGGGGGTGTCGCATCGGCAAGGGCAAGGTCGTCTCCTTCCTTGTACATTTCCTTGACTGGATTTTCTTCCTGCATCATTTTGGTAGCGTCCATGTTCTTCTCCGGTTGTTCGCCAATGTCGCCTCTTCTGGCCATATCCAGAGCGATGGCAACCGCTTGGTCTTGAGGGTAACCTTCATCACGAAGTCTTGATATTTTGTCCGGTACTTCGGACTCAAAGATGTTCTTAGTGGTCGCTGGGTTCGCAACTAGGTCAACGCTTTTCACACGGTCAATCCTGACCACTCGCTCAGTTCCATCCGGATCGAGAGTCCATTTTCCCTGAACCATGTGTGAAAAGCCGATGTCGCCGAGTCCATTGTTCTCAGCGAACCACAGGAAGGAATCCACTCCCTCTGCGTGTGGATTGTAATGAAAATCGGCGTACAGCCCATCCGCTTCCAATCTGGGATTGGATAGCCAGCCGATTCGGTCTGAGAACGAAGGAGCATCCGTGATGTGATCCTTGTTAACCGGACACTGGTTGTACATATGCATGGCTTCTTGAATGGCTTGTCGTTCATAGACTCTGCCATTCTGGGAATTGAATCCGAGGACTTTCACACCGTAGACAATGCTCTTGGCTCTGTCTACGCCTCGAAGTCCCCTAGGTGTGGATGTCAG